CGAGGGCGAGGCTGCTGAGGATGGCGGTCACGGGCGGGCCTGGCGTTGCCATGCCACGCCGGATGCCATGTTGCGGCCGGCCTGCCGGTGCGCGTACACGTAGCTAATGTCGTCGGGGTAGGGCAGTAGGTGCTGCCACGTGTTGCGGTGCATGTCGCAAACCCTGATCCACGGTAGGCGGGTGGTGCGGACCATTGTGACGGCGAGGCGGTCGCATTGCGGCCATTGGCAGCGCCAGGCGCCGGCGTGCGTCACGGGAACATCCTGCTGATCCTGGCGTCCCAGTCCTGGAACGTTTCGCCCGGGAAGGGCCTGATGTGGTCGGGTGGCGTCACGCCGAACAGGACGGGCGGCGTCCCGGTCTGCGCCCAGTGGTCCAGGATCGACTGCTGCCAGTGGCCGGCCCTGAGTGCCGTGCCTGGGTGGTCCCTGGCCCACGCCTCATAGTCCTGGTCGATTTTTCTGGCCCAATCGTCAGGGTAGTCGTCTTTTCCCATTACATGTTGCGGGCGATGGCGGTCAGGATGTCGTTGATTTCTTCGGCCTGGGTGGCGTAGTCGGCGGCCTTGAACCGCAGGTCAGCGGGCACGTCGCGGTCGAGCGTTGCGACGATGAACGCGTCGAGTTGGTGGCGGGCCTTGGTCAGCGTGTCGCTGACGCGGCCGAGCAGTTCGGCCCAGTTCGGCGTTGCGTGGCCGCCGCCTTTCGTCATCTGCCGAACAGCGGCGTGCGTGATCTGGCCGTGCTCGTTACGCGGGAGCGCGGCAATCGTTTTGGCACGCGCTTTCGCGGTTTGCGGCGGCCCCATGTAGGCACGGTGCGCGGCCCAACTGGCTGATGGTACACGTGTACCATCAGGCCAGCCGTGTGCGACCAGGCGGTATTGGCGAAGCGTGTTCGGGTCGGCGTTTACGTCGATTGCGAGGCGGCGAAGTTCGGCGGCAACGCCGGTCTTGACGCCGTGTGCGCCCACTGGAAGCATTTCGAGTAGCAGGTCGCCTATTTCCCAGGCCGAGTCCTGTTCGGCGCTTACAAGGGCTCGTAGACGCTCAAGCGTCGGGGTTCGCTGGTCGTTGATTGCGGCGACGCTCATGTTGGGTCGGCCTTTCTTTGGGGTGTTCAGCGTCGATATGGTCGTATACGGCTTGCGGTGATTCGAGCTGCATGCCGCACTTGCCGCAGTGGTACGTGCTGGCCTTGCCGACCGGGGTTTCGGCCCATTCGTCGGCGGGCACCATGCCGCGTTCGTCAGTCATCGGGCATTGCGTCGAGGCCGAGGCGCGGAATGCCCTCCGACTCGTCAAGCGTCGCCTGTAGTCGCTCGCAGTGCCGTTTCAGCCAGGCGCTCGTGACCTGACGCTTGTACGGCGTCAGGTCACGAGCGTTATTGCGAAGCGTCCTGACGAATGTGTCGCACCGATCCGCCCAGAGGTCCGCGCCGTTGTCGATACGCCTCGCGGCACCTTCTTGAATCGTTTCCTCCGGATCCGGCCTGGTTCGCATCGAATCACCTTCTTAGTGAGCTGTTTGCCGTGGCGCTACTGACCTTTCAAGGTGCCGTCCACTAGGGCTGGCGGCCGCCGCCCTAAGCAGGGCGGCCGCCCTATGCCGACCAGGCCAGTCCCGTAAAGCCGAGGTACCAACGGCTATCGGCCCCCCCTCGCATCCCCCCAGGTTAGGACGGTTTGCGTTCTCGCGCCTGTGGAAAAACCCGCAAATAGCGAGCTTTTTCTTTCGGAGCGCCTACGAACCGGGCGTCTAGACGTTGCCTGGCCAGGCGTCCGCGTGAACCCACGCGAGCGGCCTCCGGGCAGGCCACCACACCAGCCACGCCTCCGCACCAGCCCGGTCGGCAGCCTCGGTCAGCAGCAGTCTCGCGGCCGGCCCGAAGTTCTTGTAGGGACTGTCGCGGTCTGTCTTGACCTGCACGAACCGTGGCGGCATGCCGCGCTTCAATGCGATCAGGTCAGCCGGGCCGAGGCTGCCGGCGGCCCGCACGCAAACCCAGTCGTCGGCCTCTAGGATGGCCCGGACCTGGCGTTCCCTGCGTAGCCCGTCGGCCACGCTCAGAATGCGATGTCGTCGGTGTCGAGGCCGTCGGGCTCGAGGTCGGGCTCGTCGGGTTCGTCGGGCTCGTCGTCGCCGCGGACGTACGCGTCGGCCTCAGCGTCGGTCCACGGGACATCGCCCTCGACCTCGTCGTCCGCTGCTGGCGCCGGCAACGCCTGGCCCCTGATTTCGCGGGCCTCGTCGTCCAGGATCAGGCCCAGCGACACCTCTGGTGCGAAGTCGCGGATCACGTACGCGGATGCCCGGGCCCACAACATGCGGGCCGGGTACGTTTCCCACGCCGACCGGGGCCGGATCAGGCCGGCCTTGCGGGCCTCATCGATCGTGAACGTGCTGTCGCCCAACAGTTCGCCGTTGCGGTCGGCGATCCGGGCCGTGCACGTCTGGTCCGACGAGAGGATCCGGCGTAGCCGGTAGCCGGCCATCGCGGCGAGCGTCCGGAGTAGCTGCGCACCGACGACGAGACGGCCGTTGATGACGGATAGTTCGCTGGCGGCGAGCGCGGGCAGGCCGAGTGACCGGGCGTAGTAGACGCGGACGCCGGCGGCGGCGATCAGGTGTTTCGGGACGGTGTCGCGGCTCGACTCGGCTGACGCGAGCATTGTCGCGAACCGGACCATTACGTCGAGCTCGTCGCTGGTTGGGGGCGGGATTCGGGCTGGCAGATTGTCGGTCATTCGTCCTCGCTGGTGGCGTCGATGGCGGGCTGCCCGGGCAGCAGGATCGTGACCCTGGGCCGTTGCGCAACCCACCGGAAGCACTGCTGGACCTGTGCGAGCGCGTTGCCGGTGACCTGGGCGAGCAGACGTTTCGCGATGTTGCCGTCCACCCGGGTTTCATGGCGTAACAGGCCCGTGTAGCGGGCGGGCTGGATGATGCCGCGGTCGGCGAGGTCGCGGACGACTGTTTCCAGGTCGTCGGGGTTCCATTCCCTGCGGCCGGCCTGGTCGTACCGGATCACGTAGCCGGCGGGGGTCCGGCGCTCTTTTTGGTCTGAGGCTTGTAGCCGGCCGACGAGTTCGTCGTCGATCTGGCCGCGTATCGCGGTGATCTGTCTGGCGGCGGCGGCGAGCTCGATGGCGAGCGTTGCGAGCTCGTCGTCGGCGGCGGTCGATAGGACGAGCAGCTGGCCGGTGCCGGGTACCAGGATCAGGTCGTCGGTCACTGCAGCGGCCGTAGTTCGGCCTGGCGCTGCCGGCGTTCGGCTTCCATGTCGAGGAGGCGCCGGCAGCGTTGCGCCTGCACCATCCACGCCCAGCCGAGCACCCAAACCATCAGGCCGAGGATCAGGTTCGACGCGGCGAGAATGATGATCGTGGTCACGTCCATGCGACGCACGCTACCGCGAGCGTCAAAAAGCGGCTATATGCTGCGGGTTCGTTATCCGCCTACCGGCAGGTTCCAGGACGCCGCCCACGTCGTCGGGCCGCACAGGCCGTCCACCGAGAGGCCCTTGTTCGCCTGAAACTGCCGGCACACCCGCTCGCTCTCGGGCCCGTACTGGCCGTCGACGGCAAGGTTCCAGTGCCGGCCGTGGCGCATTTGGGTTTGCCACGTCTCGACGTTCATGGCGTCCGCGCCGCCGTAGTAGCCGCTGTGGCAGTGAGGGTCCGGCGAGGGTTGCCCGAGATAGTCGCTTGACGGGTACGGAAACGGCGGCGCCTTACCAGACGCCGGCGGTGTCGGCGTGGCCTGCGCGTCGCCTTTCGCCATCGCGATGACCTGGTCGATGGGGAACTGGCTGCCGCAGTCGGTGTGGTTGCCGCCCCAGCCGCCGAGGTCGACGTGCTGGCAGACGCCCCTGCCCGAGCCTTGCGCGGCGCCGGGCGACAGTTTGACGATCGGAATGTCGAACGCGGCAGCCTCTTCCGCGATCCATTTGGCGCAGTTGTCGAGCATGTTCGGGTGCTCGTTCCACTCGTCGGTGGTCCAGGCCGCAAACCCGCACAGCTCGATCTGGACGGCGACCGGGTTTGCGTTCGCGGCGGTCCACGCCTTATTGCCGCGCTGCACGTACTGGCCGACCGTGTTGGGTTTGTCGTCCGCGCCGGTATGCGAGCTGACCTGATTGTTCGGGTTCGCGAACCAGCTGCCGAGACTCTCAATCGTCAAGGCGCCCTCGGCGGTGTGGATCACGATCAGGCGTACGTGGGCGCCGCCACGGCTCGAGTAGCAGGGCGACGGCATGCTAATCCGTTTCAGGGTCATCGGTGTCGCCGCCCTCGTTGTGGGTTTGCTGTTCGACCGGCGGCTCGGGCGCGGGCTCGGGTTCTTGCCAGGACGCCTCGTCCTCTCCAGGCTCGCCGGCCTTGTCTGGTGTCGATTGTTCGGTCATTTCGCCTTTCACATGTACTCGACGATAAAGATGCTCCCGTTGAGGGTCATCGCGGCGCCCACTCCCGAACCAAACGCTGTTTGGATGAGATCGTTCGCGGCACATGAGACGTCATCGTAGACCAGGACGGTTCTGTATGACGTGGTACCGATAAACTCCCAGCCGCCTGTGCCGCCGCTGATCGGGTTGCCGTTCTGAAATAGCGATATTTGCGCGTAACCATTCGCGCCGGCGACTGGCTGCAGCGAGATGGTGCATTGCACGCGATACCAGCCCGCTCGCGGCACGATGAATCCGTCACCGCTCGCGTTGATCGCCATGCCATTCCTAAGCGTAGTGGTAGCCGGCGCCACCGGAATAAACGTGTTTACGCTTGGTGGTAGTGCGAGGCCCGGACCGGAGGTTGCGCGGCCCATTGGCACTAATTGTCCGACGGGAATGGCGTCAACCGCGGTCGCGAGCGCCTGCAGGTCGGCGGGCACGTCCGCCGGATCGCTCGGCGCGGGGTACGGGATTTGAAAACGCGGTGTCGACATTCAGTCCTCCATGGTTGCCGGGTCGATGGCGCCGATCGCGATGATGCTGCCGGCAGCGGCGATACAGACGGCGCCGTCGCCGACCGTCGGCGTGTAGCTGCGCAGTCGTGCGACCGTGACCGTGCTGCCGCCCTGGTCGATCGTGACGTGCCCAGGGTCGGGGATGGCGGTGACCGGCGCGACGAGCAGCCGCAAGCCTTGACGGTTGAGTTGTTCGCGCAGCACGTACCCGAGCGTCCTGGTGTAGGGCACGCCGGCGCTCACGCGGTCACCAGTGTCGCGTGGCGTAGCTGGTCGAGCGCGGCGCCGCCGCGGTACAGGCGCACGCGTCGGCCTGGCCGCATCGACGGCAGTGCGGCGAGGTGGCTGGAGGTTGTCAAAAGCAGCGCGCCGGACGGGTCGAGGCCGATGCTCGTGCTGTTGACGGTCTGCGTTTCGGTTCTGCCGTCCGCGAACACGAGCACGATGACGTCGCCGGGCTCGAGCGCCGGGTTCGGGATCGCCTGCAACGTGAGGGTGCGTTGCAGGCCGAGCCTGAGGTTCAGCAGCGACCTGGCGGTGGCGTCGGCCTGGGCCTGCGACGTGACGGTCGTCGAGTCGACGATCATCGCGACGTTGCCGAACGGGCCGCCCCAGCGGGTCGGCGCCGTCGGGTCGTCGTAGGTCGCGAGCGCGTAGAACGCGTCGGTTTCGGCGTCGGCCTGGCCGCGGACGACGACGCCGTTGCGGACGCTGGAGCGGTCGAGTGTTTCTTCGGCCTCGAGCAGCGCGCCGCGGTCGCCGGCGTCGACGGTCCAGACCGGCGCGCCCGCGACGCCGGCGGGCCTGATCACGAAGTCGCCGAGATTGTCGAACAGTGTTTCCGCGCCAACACTCGAGGCGAGGTCGGTCAGGCAGGCGGCGCGATCGTCGAGATACGCGGTCGTCGTACCGATCGCCGGCTCGGTCGCCGGACTGGTCAGGACGTGATACTGGATCGTGGTGCCGAACACCTGCTGAACGGCTTGGACGGCAGCGTCGGACGGGCGCAGCCCGGCGGGCTGGTACGGGACCGTGAACTGGTCGTCCTGGATTTGCGCCATGCGATCGGACAGTGTCAGCATCGCGCTGCCTTGTAGTTCGCGCCAGACGATCGCGTCGACACGGAACCGGCCGAGCTGGACGCGCTCAACGCTGCCGTCGGCGTAGCGGATGCCGCGCTCGATCGTGGCGTACCCGCCGAACGGCAGGCTGCGCACAAGGTCGCGCGCCGCCTGGTCTTGCAGCGAGAACGCGACCTCGAGCGACGCCTGCCGGCGCACCCTGGCGTTCGCGTCGACCGTGACCTGCCCTGAGAGAATGTCGACCGTGACCGGGGTCGCCAGGTCGTCGGGCCGGTACACGGCGGCGGCCACCGATATTTCGTGCGACTCCCGCAGCGCGGCGAGGAACCTGGCGGTCACGGTCAGCATTTCAGATGTCGTCCGGCAGCCACGGCTCGATCGGCGACGCGACGAGGTCCGGCGGGTACGTGTAGGCGAGCTCGTCATACGTGCCGACCGCGGCCTCGAGGTCCGCGTACGTCGCGTAGGTCGCGGTGACGTTCTGGTACGTGTTCGGCGGGACCGGCACGAAGTAGCCGGGGTCGGGGCGTTGCACCTGCACGGTCTGCACGCGGAACCGGCGTTCCGGCCGGACGCCCAATGTCAGGAACCGCTCTTCGATGAACGCGGTGACGCCGAGGTACAGGTTGCCGATGCCGAGGTCCGGGCTGGTTCGTAGGAGGATCGGGTAGCCGTTGCCGAGCAGCGCGCGGACCTGGTCGCGCTCGTCCAGCGTGTCGGTCAGGACGATCAGCTCCGCGCCCGGCGTCCACGCCGGCAGCGTCGTCAGGACGGGGGCGCGGCGGTTCAGGACGCGGTGCACGCCGACCGCGAAGTCGAACGCGAGCTCGGTCATGCTCTGGATGACGAGCGTCAGGCTGTTCGTCGGGCGTGCGAGGTCGACAAGCCATGATTCGCACGCCACCCAGTCGATCGTGAACGGCGCCGCGACCGCCGTCTCGAGCAGGGCGCCGGCGGCGTCGTACGCGGTCGCGGTGTACGTGAGCTCAAGGTTCAAAGGGGCTTCGTAGTCGTGTGCGATCACCGTCGGTCCTGGGACGACAGCGTTGACGTGGCCGCGGACGCCGGCGGTGTTGCCGGACGGGCTCGCCCTCTGCACGGTGTATGTGGCGGCGCCGGGGTCGATGCCGTCGACGGTGACGACCGCGGCAGCCCTGGTCTCGTCGAGCGCGACGGTGATGGTCATCGCCATGGTCAGGCGCCTGCCAGGCCGGCGAGCAGTGTTTGCGCGGTGCGGTTGTTCGCGGTCACGACCTCGGTGCGGACCATGCTGCGCAACTCGACGTCGCCGATGTAGACGTGCACCTGGACGGGCGCGTTGCTGCCGCCGAGCGGCAAAACCATTTCCGGGCCGGCCTCCCCGATCATCGCGAGCGTCGGGCCGGTCACGATGCCGCCGGCCGCGAGGTAGGGCAGGTTCGGCAGGTCGATGCCGCCGAAGTGGACGTCCGGGACGGGACCGGGCAGGTTGATCGTGAACGCACCGATACGCAGGCTGTTCCACGCCTTGATCACACTGTTGATGGGTGCCTTGACGGCGTTGATGAGCGCGCTGCCGATGTTCGCGAGGCCGGCCATGATGCCGGTCCATAGCTGGTGGCCGAGGCCCCAGCCCCAGTTCCAGACGGCGCCGAGGCCGCTCGAGATCGCCGACCCGATGCCGGTGATGACACCCCACACCGCGCCCGCAATGCCGCCGATGCCCTGCTGCGCGCCCTGAATGATCCAGGCGCCCAACTGCCAGCCCCAATTGAAGATCGTGGAGAACGCGTTGCCGATCGCCTGGCCGACATCGTCGATGATCGACCATGCCGCGGCGCCGATGCCGGCGAGGCCCTTGAACAGTCCGTCCTTGATGGCCATGGCCATGTTCCAGGCGGCGCCGAACAGTTCGTTGAAGTGTTTCCATATTTCGGCGGCGATCAGGCCCCACGGGCCGGCGATGATGCCGACGAGCACCAGTTGCCAGTTGTCTTTCAGCCATTTGATGACGGCGTTGACGGCGCTCATGACGGCGTTTTTGATTTCGTCCCAGTGTTTGACGACTTCGGCGACGGCAAGGCCGAACGGGCCGCCGATGATCGTCGCGACCAGCACCATGTTCGCTTTCAGCCATTTCAGGATTGAATTCCAGTTGGCATAGATGACGTAGGCGACGGCGGCGAGCGCGGCAGCGGCAGCGACGACGCCGAGGATGATGCCGGTGATCGGTGACGTGACGACCGCGGTCACGGCGAGCGCGACGTTCATCGCGACAAGCGCCGCGGCGAGCGCGAGAATCCCGATCGTCATCGCCTTTGCCAGGCCCGGGTTCTCGACCATGATCTTCGTGACGGCCTCGAGTGCGGGCGCGACGGTCTGAACCATGGTGCCCGCCAGGTTGTTGAAGTTCTCCCGCAGAATGCTCAGTTGCCCGGGCAGTGTTCGGCCGGCGGCCTGCGCGCTGCCGCCAAACTCGGCGTTGAGTTCCTGCAAAATGATTTTCTGCGCGCCGATCGTGTCACCCGACTTGACCATGCCCTTGATCATTTCCTTTTGCGCGCTGGTGAACGTGACGCCGACGCGGGTGAGCGCGGTCAGGCCCTTGACCGGGTCGTTCAATGCCTTGCCGACAAGGACGGCGCTGGACTGCATGTCCTTGCCCATCGCCACGCTCAGGTCGAGGGTCGCCCTGGTGGCCTGGTCGAATATGTCGTTGCCCTTGCCCGCCTCGTTGCGGATGTTTTTGAACGTGAGCAGCATGTTTTCGCCGGATTTGATGACCTCGTCATCGACACCCGACTTTTCGAGCAGGCTGCCGGCGAGCTCGTCGACGTGCTTCGCGGTGACGTGCGCGACGCCGCCCGTACTCTTGATGACGGCGTTCGTCTGGGCGGTGACCTTCGCAGCGTCCGTGTACTCCTGGATGCCGGCGTGCAGCGTGTAAACGAGGGCGCCGAGACCGGCGGCCCCCGCAGCGGCAAGCGCCGCCTTACCCAGACCTTTTAGGCGGCTGCTCGTTGACTTCGCGCTTGACTCGGCCTCGCTGAACCCTTTTTTGAGGTCGTCGACCTTGGCGATGAACTCGACGATGACCTGCGGGTTGCCGCCGAGTGCCATTACCGTTTACGGGCTGCCTTTCGCTGTTCGCGCTGTTGTTCGCGGGACTGCTGTTCGGCGTAACGCCAGAACGCGAGGTACTCGTCGCTCGAGAGCTCGTCGACCTCGCGCGGCGTCATTCGCCAGAACTGGCAGAACGCGGCAAGGTTGTGGAGGCTGGTCCGCTCGTAGGGTCCGGGCTGCCGCCGATCGTTATGACCACATCGTCCATTTCGTGCCAGTCGAGGGCGTGGCCGTCCCTGCGTAGTTTGAGCCATGCCATGACCGTGAATTTGTCGTCGCTGTTGTCGTCGGTCAGGATCTGCGTGAACGACCGGCCGAGGTGCTCTTTGATCATGCGGAGCTCCCTGGGCGTGAACCGTGGTGCCGTGACCTCGTCCTGGCGCAGCACAACCTCGAGCGGGACGGCGAGCGGGATGGCTAGGTGGTTGTCGGTGGTGTAGGCCAACGGAAACTCCTGATCTCGTCTTTCGCGGATTTGGTCATGTCGTGTTCGACGGTGTGGCCGGCCTCGAGCGCGATCGGGTACAGGTAGCGTCCTTCCGGCACGTACGGGCGGCCTCTTGTGCCGCCGAACTCGATCCAGCCGGCGTAGGGCGTGCCGGTGTCACCGATGCCGACAAGGCTGCCGCCGCTGAACGGTTCGGCGGTGATGCTCGCCGCGAGGCGCCCGGTGACCCTCGGGACGACGGAGTAGACGACGCTGGCGCGCTCCCTCGCAACCTGCTCGAGTTCGCGGTCGGCGCGCTTCTCGATCTGGCGGAACAGGTCCGCCGAGCCGCTGGTGAGCTCGTCGAACCCGACGACCCTCACACCCTCGGCCGGCATTACTCGTCACTCTGCACGCGCGCCGCCGCGCTGGTGGCGAGCGGCAGGCCGGTGATGTCCTTGACGGGGGCGCCGATGATGCCCCACTCGAGGCTGATTTCGGATACGGCGCCGGCGTCGCCGTTGATCGGCGCGTACGGCCGCGGGTCGGCGGTCCCGGTCCAGCGCGGGTTGGTCGCGTCGACCGGCTTGGACTTGTAGCCGACGACCTCCCAGGCGACGGGGGCGCCGGACGCGAGCGCCGCGGACAGTGTTTCCTCGGTTGCGAGCGGGTCGAATGACTGGACGAGCGTCGCGGTCAGCGTCCATTTCGTGACGCCCGCATAGTCCGTTGACCCGCACATCGTGTCGACGGTCGTGACGGTCGTGTCCGGCGCGATCTCGACATGCGACGTGACACAGCCAAGCTCCACAAGGTTCGCGGCAGTCCCGTCCGTCGAGATTTTCAGGGACGCGTCATCAAGAATCAGCGGCAAAGGCGGCATAGACACGGTCAGGTTCCTCCGTTCACAGTGACCGGGATCGTGAAACTCAGCCTTACGCCGAGCAGCGCAATCCCGTTGATATCGAACCGCCTCGGCGCCTGCGACGCGGTCAGCGGCCACGTGTACGCGTCAGCCTGAAACCGCGACAGGACCAGGTCGACAAGCTGCTCAAGCGTTTGCACGCCCGGCCCCGGCTCGAGACGGCCCGCGAAACAGATGACGTTCAGCGTGGCCTGTAGCGTGCCGAGGCCACCCGCGATCGAGGTCGCGGTCAACCAAGGGTCGTTCCACTCGAGCATGAGCGCGGGCGGCGTGACCGCGTCGACGACGTCGACGAGGACCGGCGGATCCGTTTCCGTCTGCGGCGCGAGCGCCGACGCTGCCGCCACACGGGCCTGCGTGAGCGGCAGCGCCGGCACCTACGCCACCCCGAACTGGGCGCGCAACGGCATCAGCGCCATCGAATGCCTCGCAAACCCGTTCCTGGGCGTCCTGATGGCGCCGGTCTGGTCGTAGCCGATCACGCCGAACGCCGCGTCGTTCGCTTTCCACCACTCGACGCCCCTGAGCACGTTCACCCTGTTCAGCAGCGGGTTCCACGGCGGCCCGGTGTAATCCGGCGGGTCCGGCGAGTCGACCGCGTCGTCGATTTCGATGGCGGCAGCCTCGCAGCACGCCGTCAAGGTCGCCGTGTTCGCGGCGGTGACCGCGACACGCAACGCGTCCGCGAGCTCCTGGATCGAGCAGTACGCGTTCACGCGGTGGTGTCCCGATGACGCGGATGATGCGGCGCCGCCGGCGGCGGGCCGGCCTGCTCGAGTGACCGTTCGACCGGCCCGCTCTTCTCCGCCGGAGCGGCCTCGATGCCGGGGCCGGACCCGTCGGGCCTGACGGCCTGCTGGTTCGGTGCGTCCATCAACTCGCCGGCCATCAGGTCGCTGCGATCTTGACGATGCCGAGCGGCTGCAACACCGGGACCGCGAAATACCCGGCGTACGCAAGCTGAATGCCCAACACGGACGGTTCGACGACCTGCAGCGCGCCGACGCGGTCCTCGTAGCATTCCGCTGCCGCCCTGGTCAGGACGAGAATCGTTTTTGCGGCCATGTCGGGTGTCATGTAGACGGGGATGCCGGCGATCGACCCGACCGCGCCGGACCCGTAGCCGCCCGCGGACAGGCCGGCGGACTGCGCGTTGACGGGGTTGACGGGCGGGAACAGCGGGCCGAGGACGGTCAGCATGTCCGGGCCGGTCGCCGCCATGATGCCGCCGGCGCCGGGCGCACCCTGATACACCAGTCCGGCGGCAGCCCACAGCGCGCCGGCGAC